ACGGACAAATGATTTAGAAGAGTTCATGGCTTTAGAAAAAATAAAGCAACAAGAAGAAGAACTCAAACAAATTATGATATATGTAGGCAGACCGGGATTATGGCAAGATTGGCAAAAGTTTCAAGCAGAGGCTAGAAAGTCAAGACGATATGCAGAGAAAATGGCTCAGAGAAGAAGAGAAGAACTTATTGAAATGATGGGTTATAGTATAGCTTTCATAGCTTTACTAGCATTTGGTGGAATGATATTATACTTTGTAGGTAAATGGACAGGTAAATTATAATGGCATTAAAAAAGTCTCAGAGGTCTTTAGTTGCGTGGACAAAGCAAAAATGGAGAACCAAGTCAGGTAAACCTAGTACACAAGGGTCAAAGGCAACTGGCGAACGTTATTTACCTTCGGCAGCGATTAAGGCTCTTTCTCCCAGTGAATACGCCGCCTCTACGGCTGCTAAACGAAAAGCGAAGAGAGCAGGTAAACAATTTTCTAAACAACCCAAAAAGATTGCAAAAAAAGCATCAAGATTTCGTAAATTCAGTTAAAGTAAAAGAAAAGCTAAGAGCAGAAAGATTAAAGGAAAAGATAGAAAATGATACAAGCACTAATAGGACCAATCGCAAATCTCGCAGGAACATGGTTTCAAAACAAACTAGAAAACAAAAGCAGAGGGTAAAGCAAAAGTAGCAGAAGCAAAAGCTAGAGCAACTGTTGCAGAAAAAGTAGCTTCGGGCAAGATAGAGTGGGAAGGCAAAATGGCTGATGCCACAAACGATTCTTGGAAAGATGAATTTGCTTTAGTCGTTCTACTAGCTCCTGCTATATTAGTCTTCATTCCGGGAATGAGAGAGTATGTACAAAGTGGCTTTGAAGTGTTGGCAACACTACCTGATTGGTATCAATACCTACTATACATAGCTATATCTGCATCGTTTGGAATCAAAGGTGTAGGTCAAGCAGCTAAGATGTTGAAGAAGAAATGACACTAAAAGCCTTGACATTTTTAAAGATTTCTGCTATAATTAGTAAAATAGGAAACTATTTTTGGCATTTGCACGTTAAAGAAATACGTAAACAGCAATACAAACAAGGACTCCGACCATGAACATCAACACATTAAGAGAAGAAATAGAAGCTGATGAAGGATGTGTATATAAAATATATCGTTGTAGTGAAGGTTATCCTACCGCAGGTGTAGGACATCTATTAACTGAGTGGGATGAAGAGTACTACGACAAGCCTATAGGAACACCTGTTTCTGAAGAAAAAGTTCAAG